ATCAATAGAAACCGCCTTGCACACAAACGTAAAATCCACTAGTCAATGCAGTTGTTCCACTTACAGTTGCATACAGTGCTTGACCACGTTCCATCACAAGTCCACGTGTTTTAGGCGCTACTTCATTGTTTGCAGAACCAAAATTAGCGCCAGCGTGGGGAACAGGGTGATTGATTAGTGGCAGAATTTCATTAAGCGTTAAGCTATAAGTTTGGTTAGCAGCAACAGTAGGAACGCTAACAGTAAAGATAGGGAAGAACTGGTTGGTGTTGGTAATAGAAGAAGCACCAACCACATAGAAACAAATATCGACGGGCTGATAAACATTAACGTTACCACTAGTAGTTAATGATGCTGCACTGGTAACTGTAAAGGTTGTAGATGTAATAGCAGTAACAGTTACTGTTTCATCAACTGCAGTACCGCTGGTGTAATCAAGATAAACAGATTGACCAACTTTTAAGTTGTGATTGGCTAGTGTTACAACGACTGAGGTTGTACCTGATTGTGAATAAGTACCAGAACCAGGAGTTGTAGCATCTAAAAAGATATTACGTTCTTTTGCAAATCGCAGCCAGATCTCATCAATATAAGCACCGCTAATAGAAGTATCAGTTAATGCACTATCAACATCAAGAACGTTGGTTGCGTTGCCAACAGCAGTTGGAATTAAGCTGGTGGAAAAAAGCTGACCAGAAGCAACAGTTACAAGAGTACTGTTAAGAAACGGCCGGTCAATCATTGCCGGTTGTTTGTTGGTAGAAGAACTAGCCATTCCTTCTGATTAATGTTATTTGCTAAAGCTATTGTAGCGCAGGTTTAAGCAAACAGCTTCTTAAAGATCAGTGGATCAAGTTGCTGCATTCCTTTGATCTTGCTTCCTGCCATCCGGTAGTCACCGGGTAAGGGCCGTGTTCCTGGGGCACCGTCACCAGGTAAAGGTCTCAGGCCAGGTTCGTAGTCACCTGCTCGTGCACCAAGGCCACGTCCTCGTGGAGTTACATCACGTCCCTGCAGTGGATCAATCATTGTCCCTTGTGTTTGGTAGCAAGTTCAACAGCACGCCGTGCTTTTTTAGCAGCCGACGTGTTTTCTACAAACTGTTTACCACTACGGGATTCTCGCTGTTTCTTTTGATCGGTTTGTTTCCGCTCCTCTGGAGAGAGCCGTGCCCATGCTGCTTTGGGTAAGTAGCGCTCCGTGCTTTTCTTTCCAGGTTCAATTGCTTTATCAGTCATCGTTGATTGGTCCTCCGTAGAGCCAAGCATCACAGGTTCGTGCTGCAGCACACTTGAACTTAAAGAGCTGGCAGTAACCTAAGTTGGAATGATCCAAAACTTCATAAGGATCTGCGGCACCGTTTTCATTGATTCCTTCAATGATGCAATCTAAAACAATTCCAGATTGATCAAACGCTGCACAGTTACCACAACGAGCAGACATCACAGTATCAACATCACTGTGCCACATCTCTGCTTTCTTCTCCCAGAACCCAGGATCAGGTTCATCAGGATTTAAAGGACCGTAAGCAAAGTTATCAATGGTCCAATTACGGTTTTTGATATTTTCTTTAATATCAGTTGTAGCACGAGGACATGACTGCCCTACAGCAGTAGCAGTTTTACCAAGCAATGCTTTTGCTTTAAACTCTTGCATGATTACTTGTTCTTCTCATACTCAGATTTTGTCATCCACTTCTGTTCACCCCAACGCTTTAAAGATTTCTGTCCTTCTGTCTTTTCACCTTTGTAGCCGCCACCTTTCTTTTTATATTCCTGAGCCAATAGCTGAGCCTTACGTGCACTCCATTGACCTGGCTTGCCTCCTTTAGAGCCAGCCATGATGCGATCTTTAATGCGTTCACGCATATCTGGTTTGGTATAGGCCATCAGAACTGATTTTGAATTGGTCTTTTATTAAGAATAACAGGAGGCACTGCATCAGTTGCAGAACGATCTACCTCACGCATGTAAGCAGGATTGTTCAACTGATAACGTGGATCAGTGCTTCCGTTGTATCCCACCACATAAGAACAAGGACTGTGTTGTTCTTTCCTCTGGGGTTGAAATGGATCGGCAAAACCAGCTGTAGTCATGTTGTAATCCTGATACATGTTGTTGTACTGAACAGGATAAGCAGCGCTATAGCCAGGAACGTTTGCAAACCTCATGCAAAGTAGTTCATGGTGGGTTGGTTTGCAATCATCTTAGCAAGACTATTAACAGGAATAACTGAACCAGATGGCTTGGTCATCTTTGCAATGTAATCTTTTAAATATTGTTCTGGTGTTTGCTGTTCTTCTTTCTTCCCAGTTTGAATAACAATGTTAATGGACTGAGGCAGATCACCGCCAGCAGGTTGTTGTCCTGGTTGGACTTGTGGAGATTGCTGATTACCTAATGATGCTTCTTGACCGCCTTTAGTATGAAGTAGTTCAATTTCAAATCCTTCCGGTGTTTGAATGGTTCCTAAACCCTTGCCTGGTTTAAAGGCACCTGCACCTTTCCAGTACAACGGAGTGCCTCCGGGAATACCAAAATCAATTCCTTTATGAAACGTTGAGGCGCCAGCAATTGGTGCAGGCCGTAGGCCAAACCCAGAAGTAATAGGAAACGATGGCTTAAAACCGTCTTGAGTTTGTTGATAAAGGGGAGTTTTTGCCTCTCCAACAACCAGATTCTGCAGGCCACTACGCCACGTACTGGGGTCAATGTATTGCCCACCTTTTTTAACACGAACATCAAGGTGAGGTCCGGTTGTTGGAAAGATATCCTCTCCGGGTTTTGCAATATAGCCAGTATGGATAAGGCCTGCCATGATTACTCGAAGTAATTAACAGACTCGATTTCTGTCATTTTTTGCGCTAACTCCATTGGAGAAGGAATAGATGAGCGCTTATTCTTTTGATATTCTAATAGGAAACTTAAAGGATCACTACTTGCTGTTGAAGAGGTCTTAGTTCCATCGGTAATAATGATGTTAATGTTTGGCATTCCTGCCTGTTGCAACTGCTGTTGCTGTTGTTGAGATTGCTGGCTAGTAATACTTCCTGTCCCGGATTTTTGTTTTTGTTGCTCGTAGTATTGATACAGGTCACCGAGTTTTTTAGAAGGTTGCCCGTAGTAGCTTCCTCCACTAGATGTTGGCAATGCAGCCCACTCTGGAGCAAGCTTGTTAAGAACAGTTCCAAATTTTTCTCCTTTTAGGAAGGGGTCTAATGCGCCTCGCTTTTTATCAATCAAATAAAGAGCAGCAAGGTCTTGGGATTTAGGACTAAAATCAGGTAAACCTAAGGCTTTGGCTGTACCTTGCCATGTCCCAGGCATAAACTGATAAGCGCCAGCAGCAGCACTGTTGTAACCACCACTGCTGATTACTTTATCAGGATGACGCCAGCCTTTTGATGTGTCAAATTTACCGCCACCAAACATGGTTTGGTAGCCAGCTTCTCCTGGTGTACCCTCTGCATAACGGATAGTGTTGAGCAGAGCGCGTACTTGAGGACGTTGAAGCAGTTCTTCGTAGCGTTGGCGCAGATCCGACATGGGCTTACCGGTAGTTGTACTCGAAGTAGAAGCGGGTACCGATTGCCACATCTGCGGGTCCGGGTAGAGCTTGGATAAACTCGGCACCTTCCCGCTCGAAGCGATAACGGGCTTGCATAGGATTCCTATAGTTAGCCACGTATAAGTGCAGAGCTAAACGATCCGTTTCATACAGATAAATTTCCGTCCAGGTTTTAAGTGTTTCTTTGAAATCAGTCGTTGTGATAGTACGATCAACGTCACCAGCAATGTTTTCTAACCGATTACGTGGAACTGAATTATTATTCACACTACCTGTCATGTCAGTGCGCTTTTCCGCCTCATCGCATCGACCGACTTGTTCGACTAATTTCGCGTACCAGAATGAATCCGGTACATTGTTCAAAGCTTCCTCAAGCCTAGCAAGATCACCAGCTGGAATAGACGTGGTGTTATATCCTAGGTGCCAGCGGATCTTTGACTTGAGGAAGTTATCAAGTTGCATTATTCAACTCGAATAAGATTTTCTTTGATAATTTCATCCCAATCAACACGCTTGATAGCTTTAAGTTGATCTAAACGGACGAACTTTTCGCCGGGCATCGAGGTTTGTAAATCCTTAATATCCCGTGCTGTTTTCAATCCTACTCCAGGTAAATGGTCTGCAATCTGTCTGGCACTCGCAGTATTAAGGTTAATGCGAGTATCCAGTGGGAAAGTTTCTTTATTGGTGGGAATAGGAGGATTAACGCCTTCTTCTTTTAGCTGCTCAGTTAGGCGTTCTTCCGTCCGATCCTTTTCATTAGTAGCACCGATGTGGGGAACCAGATCATCGCGTTCGATGTACAAGACTTCATCCTGCGCATCAATACACATCATGATCCCGTCACCGTGGTGAGAAATCATTTCAACGAGTTGACCAGTTGGTTTGTATTGGTAGAGCATTCAAAAAGAACAATAACTACCAATACAATACCAACCTCAACTCAGCTAATCAATACAGATCAGCTATCGGTGCCACCCACCTGAGAAGCAAAATCAATGAACTCATTGATATCTTCCCAAGCCACAGCAGCAGCGGGGCGCAGGTAGTTCACGCGGCAGATAATGTAGCCAGCTTTGCCAGCATCTTTATCAGTCGAGCTGATGAACACACCGTCACCATCCACGGTGGTGGAGGTCACGCCGTTCACGTTAAACACCTTGAAGGTGGTGTCCGAAGTGACCTTGTAGAACATCGAGTTGGCAAGGTCAGCCGCCACGATGCCTGCAGTGGTCACGCCAGTGGTGAAAGGCAGGTCAGCAACAGTGGTGTCGCTTAGACCCTGAGCAAACAGGGAGCTGGTAGCGGACACAATAGAGCTAGCAGCAGCCAGACCATTGGCCTGAGTTGCAGGAACACCAAACGGAGAACCAGCGTTGTTAGGACCAAGCAGCAGACCCTCAGTGCTGGTGCCACCAATGTCGGCGGTAACAGGAGAGGCAGGAAAACCAGCCAGTCCACCAGCGGGCAGGTCCTGAGCCACAGCGATAGAGGCGCCGTAGACATAAGCGGGACGTGCAGACGATGCACTCACCACAAGGGAAGTACGGTTGTCACGCACGCGATCATCGGGACGACGATCAGGAGAAGGAACAACAATATCAAAGCTCTTGTAGCTAGCTTTGTCTGCGGCAAGGTTATCAATCTTGACGTAGCCAATCAGCTCAAAAGCTTCGACGCCAGGCCAGCCATACACACCTTCGGTGTTGTAGGAGGAAAGACGGTTGATTTGGTTACCGGGCTGGAGAATAGAACCAGCATTAGTCTTGTAAGCAGCCATTGTTAATTACCTCCTTCCTCAAACGATGGTGAAGGCAGTGGTCACGAAGTCCTTGTTCAGGTTCGCAAAACCGGCGTACAGTTGCCAAATCAGAATGATAAAGCGGCTGAAATCGTCGTTATTGTTGATAAGAACCTGAGCATTAGGACCACCGATACCCACGCCCACTGCCTGAGGACCGAAGAACAGTGCAGGAGGAGTGTCGTGAGAAACAGCACCAGCGCCGTCACCGATGTCAACGGTGATGGTCTTGGAGGGGAAGTTAGTGGATTCGAAGAAACGCACGCCTTCAAACACAAAGCCGGAAGGCATCGTTGGCTCGCCACCAACAAATTGAGCTTGACCGTACTGACCACCGCCATAGATGGCAGCGTTGGGGTTCATGCCGCTCATCAGCGGGTTACCAGCGGCAAAGCCAGGGTAACGAGCCACTTCACGGAAGCCCTGATCAGCACGCAGATCCTTCATGAAGGAGGGATCAGCAATACAGCGGTAGTAGCCATCAGCAAAGACGGGGACGTTACGCTTGCGGAGGCTTTTCACCACTTCAAGCAGGTCAGTCTTCACGTTGAACTTATAACGCTCAGAGGCATACTCAGTAGCGGTATAAGCGGTCAGCGTGGTAGCGCTAGTCTTAGCTTTGTTATTGGGGTAGTAGTAACCACCTTGCGTGTCGGAGGACTGACCACGGGACTCGGACTTGAACAGTTCGTCCAGGAACACACGGTCGCGCCAGCGGCGATAGTCATCCAGCAGGGTCAGCGAACCAATGGACTGGTGGAACATGTTGAGGTTCCCGGTGTCCAGCAGCAGACGCTGAGCGGTCATCAGAGTCTCACGAGCAATTTTAAAGGTGCTCGGGAGGTTAGAGTTGTTCGGATCAGCAGGACCAGTGTACTCACGCAGAGACACCAGCACCTTATCCTTAACAATGGACCGGCTGTTAGCAGTACCAATGGTTTGATCCTGGGTACGCTCACGGTTGCTCTTGGTACCAGGGTTACCCCAGAAGCGGTACCGGTCTAATTGAACCGTTTGGCCGGGCTGTTTTGTGAAGTCGTGGACAACTACAGGCTCACAAGCCATTTCCACGATATAAGCTGGGTGGGGACGGTACAGCTCCGCGCCCAACAGCTTGGGAAAGTCGTTATCAATAAACATGTTGGTTATTCAGCGTAGATTTAGCTGACACCGGAGATCCAGAAAGATCCCTGACTTGTGGCAAAGAGCCACGGTAAATCTGGGAACTTCTGCCCCATTAATAAAATTATAGCAATACTTACTTATTGGGTTTATTAATTTTGCCCCATTTGTTCTGCAAAAGAACGTAAAAACCTACCTGCAGCTATACCACCAAGGGCAGCAACAGCTGGAGATATTACATAACCTGCAGCTTGGAAAGTACCAGGCGCAGCTGAAACAGGATAACCAGTTTCATTTAAGAGTTTAGTTCCACGACGACTGGCTTCAATCTCGGAGATAATGCGTCCACTGTTATTGAGATAGTTCATCCCCAGTGCAAGTGATGCCGCACGACGTGCAGATGGAACAGTAGCACTTACACCAATTGTTGCTAATCCCATGACGTTAGGATTGACGCCACCGTAAGTATGACGTTGAATCCACTGAAGTGGGCCACCTCCTTCATCAATAGCTTGATGCCCTAGTTCATGACCAAGAGTAAACTTACTTGCTTTGCCAATGTTTAAAGAAATAGAGTTTTTACCACCACGTGAATAACTTATTCCTGATGAATAAGCATTAGCAGTAATTTCTGGATCTAGTCCTGTTTGTTTGGTATATTCTTCAACAATTTTATTTAGTGCTGGTTGTTCAAACGCAGAACCAGTCTCCTGCATTCCACGTTGTTGATATTGTTTAACAGATTGACGTTGCAAAGCATTTGCACCGGCCATGCCAGCTAGTGCAATGCCGCCTTGTAATGCCGTTCTAGCAGCTTGATTCACTCTGGATCAAAGTAAGGTTCAACATCTTGGTAACCTGCAGAGCGGTTCCAATAGTTGTAATTATTAGGGGGCAGTGGACCAATCCGTTCATATGGGTTGTAGTCCATCGGTTGCAATGTTGGCATCTCGGAGCGAATCTCAGGAATCAATTGCTCTGTATAAGCTTTTAATTGTTGCTTTGCTTTATCTGCTTTAGACATCAGGATTCAGCCTCAGGTCCATTATTGTAAACAGCTTCTGGTCCCATCGCTGCACGTAGTAAACGTTGACGTTCTTGCGCAGTTTTCATGTCATAAGACAAACGCATCTGTTGCATTCCTAATGGAGAACCTGGTTGATTCAGCGCAATGTAACTTGTTTGTAAATTTGCAGGCATTGTATTACCACCCATGCGACCTGGTTCAGCTGGGACACGACCACGGGGATTGGTTGCTTGGAAACCAATCAACGCATTAATACCTGCATTTGCACCCATACCACCAACAAAAGCACCGGTCATAGCAGCACCAACAGCTGCAAGACCTATGTCACGTTTTTTAATAGCACCTGGTTTTCCAGCAGAAGCACCAAATTGTTGAGCTTGGCTACCCATATTCTGAAGAAAATTACCTACCTTCTGACCAATACCACTACTAGCAGATTCTGCAGCTCGCATCCCTGCTTGTGCAACTTGTGCACCCTTTTGTTCAATGCCACGTGCAATACCACCACCTAAATAAGCAGCTGCAGTACGTGCAGATTCTGGAAGCATTGCCATATCTTTACAATAAAAAAGGGGCAGTAATCACTACCCCTTATTCTAAACTCAATTGTTTTTAAAGATCAGTCCATTACCAGGAGTTTCTGGCGGAACACACCTGGGTTGCGCTGGGCCTGTGATAGGTAACGCCAAGCATTAGCAGGATCACGTTCGGCTACATTGCCAAAGTTATCCCAGAAGTTTTGGGAGTCCATATCGAATTGAGGGCTCGGAGGAACCGGCATATTGGCCCGCTCCAGGGATGGGGTGTAATACTCAGGCTCTGCATAAGCTTCTTGATACCCATATGCAGGTTGTTCTTCCTGCACAGGATAAGGACCGTTCTCACCAAAGAACTCACAGGTGTAATCAGCCAGTACGTCAGGATCAGTCAAGATCTTTTCGTAGGCTTGATGTTCCTGAGCTAATTCTTCCAACAGTTGAACAGCTTCCGTTAGTTGCTCATAACGAGCAATCAGAGCATCTTCAACGGTGCACGCATAATCATTCAGTACTGCGGGAGCATCAGCACCGAAGTGATCAATAACCTCAAGACTTTGAGGACTTACCCCGTTTGCGAGGAGCTGCTGCGTTGTTATTTCCTGCGATGTTTGGGAATAACTGGGCGAGTAACCCTGGCTGGACGGATAAATCGGGGCTGCCAAACTGTTGTTGAACAGCCCGGTCTGTTGGGAACTGAAGCTGGCCGGGTCGATTCCTTGTGTCGGTGCGGACTGTTGACCCTGGAACGGGAATTGAACTGGTGAACTCAGGAGCGACACCACCCGGTTGAACGCTTCCTTGTACGGGTTCTCCGCTGAAGGTTGGGACGGCTGGTACGACTGGATAGGGGCGTAAGGTGCCGCCGAGATCTGCGCCTGCATCTGGGGCGCTGGGGCTTGGGCCGGCTGGTAAGGCGCCACCCATTGGCTGTTGGTTGCTACCGGTGCCTGCGCTGCCGTCTGTTGTGCCACCGGCGCCGCGTAGCTGCTCGGCGGGGTCGAATACTGTTGGGGTACCGATTGGATCGGCGCTGCGGTATCGGCCTGCATAAGTTACCTCTTTCTGGAGACTTTCGAGTGTTCTGTAAAGGAATGGCGTCAGATCAAGACGCGGATCAGCTGCCAGGGGTAGATCTGGACGCTGGGGGTGAGGAGTACGCATCTCTTGATTAATGAGATCAAGGAATGATGCATATGCTCGTTGCACTTGGCCGACCATCCGGAACGGATAACCAGAGAGCATTTCTGCTACCTCGTCATCAGTTTTGGATGGGAACAAGTACTTAAGTGCCTCAATACTATCAACACCCAATTCTTGTAAGTTACGGGTAAAGATAGATTGATTAACTTTGTCCTGTGGCGTGTCTTCATAGACAGGACCCATCCAGCGCCAAAGCACTGTGCGGTCACCGTCAGGAGCAAGACCAATGACACCATTAGGAATCTCTTTAGTTTCAAAAGCTTTGTTTAAAGCTTTATCCAACCCTTTCTCATACTTCTCTTTTGCTTTACGGTGCTTTTCTAATGTTTCTTCATCTGCATTCTCAGGCAATATTGGATATGTTAACCCAGATGCAACTGCTAATGATTTACGGAAGAGTTGTTCTTCCTGATAGATCATCAGCTCAAAGCAACGGCAAATGCCATAGGTATAAAGCTGCAGACATTTTTTCTTTGCCGTGGCGCTAACACGTCCGTAAGCTGACTTAATTTCAGTAGCGGTAACGTTAGTAATAGACAGGTCATCAATACCACCAAGCGCCAAACGGATTTCAGAACGCAGCTGATCCACATAGCGAGACTGGTCTGTACTGATGGCGTTGGGTGTAATGAAACCAACGCGATCTGTTGGCTCCAGGTTGGCAATCACCCGTGGGACGCGTAGGCCGCCACCAGGCAATCCGATGTAACCAGCTTGCTTGCGTTCTGTTGGATCTTGTTTAAAGGTCGAGCTAGAGAGGGAGAACTCAGATTGGAACCCTGATTGGCTTGCAATACTGGGACGCTGTACTCCACCGTCTTGTGACGATTCAACAATATCGTGCTTGGGACGGGAAGACAGCAGTGTGGGATTACCAAAGAACGACAGGTTGGCCCTGATGTTCTTGACCATCTCATCGTGAGCAATGATTTGGTTAGCTAACCATTCAAATTCACCGCTACCATCGGTGCCAAAAGCATCTGGATTATTGAGAACTTCTACGCACGGAATAAAGCCAAGGGTATTTTCAAGTACCTTGTTATCGTTGAAATTAAGTGCTGTCTCTAGGGAATCAAATGTGAGTTCTTGTTCACTGTGGAGTTCATGAATCTCACTTGGCGTGATTCGTAACCGCACATAACGCTTATCTGTAACAAGACCTACGCCACCAAATCCACGACTGGATTTAACCTTGTAAGCATAGATAATAATGACTTCTTCTAAATCACCGTCTGGTGAGTAATAGGTGCGGTAAGCATCTTTATCAAACCAATACAAACGATAGGTTTTCTTTGTTGGTCTGATATAAAACAGTCCTTTACCATACGATAAAAACCGGTCCCAAATAGAATCTAAGCGTGCATCTAAACGATTGAACTTGATAACTTGTTGGATAAAATCAAAACGTTGCGTTCCAAAGTTATCTTGGTTGGGATAGAACTCGACGCCCTGCCGAATCCCAAACATTTTCATTTGGGAGAGGTGGGCATTGATGAGCATCGTGTCTGCTGTGCCCGTGGACTCACGGTTCACAACAGCTTTGAGCATTCCTTCTAAAACGGATTGGCCCTGAGTGCTCATAGTGGAAAAAAATTAATTAGTTGTCTTCGATCTCGTAACCAGTTTGCAGGCGCCGTAAGGTAATTACGTCATCCTCTACCTCAATATCAAACTCAGTTCCTGGTTGAAGTGCCATGTCGTGACACAGCTCATCAGGTAAAGGAATGATAGCTGAACCGTAAGCATCTTGCTCAAGTTCAACAACAAAGTAACCGGTGCTCATTTGGACGTAGTATCAGTCTAATTCCGACAATACTCTAACCTTAATATTCCAACTCCAACTTGCCCCGTGTCATCAGGCCATTACAGAGCCAGACCATAGCATCGACACAATCATCGTGAGAGCTAACGCCAAAGTTAATGATCTCATCATGGAGCGCTTGGAACTTGCGGTACTTGTTGAAGAAGATCTTGCGTTGCTCAAACAGGCCCATAATGCCCCTAAAGCGTGCAAGTTTGTCACCACGGAATCCTTTGACTGGGTGCCAGATCATGTTGTAGAGGCCGTGCTCACCTAAACAGATACGCTTGAAGTCTGCCTCCAGGGATGCTTGATAGGCTACAGCTTCTGACCAAATATCAACATTAGAGCCAGTGGGAAAATATTTTTCACCCTCTTTATAAACAATTCCCCATTCATACATCATCTCCATCATGGCTTCTAACTTCTCCAAGTTACCCATCAATCGGAGGCGCTTGGTATCAATGATGTAGATCTTGTCCCCAACTCTACCGCCTAGTACAAACACACTATAGTCATTGCGTTCGCGGACGCCAGCTGAAAGGTCAACGCCAACACCTAATGTGTCAAACTCAGTTGGAATCTTGCTTTTGATCAACAGCTCAGGAGAAACCGACAGCTCACTGGTTTGAATGATCTGGTTTTGATACTGGAAACTAAAACTGATAGGAGCCTGGCGTTTACGATCTTGTAGGTATTCCAGTGACCACATCTCAGGCCAGTAAGATTTATCGTCGCCATTCTCATCAATTGTGATAGCAGATTGAACAATCTGCACCCAATCATTAGCTGGTATAAAGGTTGTGTTGTGAATATCATCATGACGGAATCGAGTACCCAAGCAAATAGCCCGAGCACCTTCAAACATAGTGGGAACAATAACTGAGTTCCAATTATCTTCCATGGCTGCACGAATATCTTTGTTCTTAATATCGTCTGCGCTCTTAATGGCGTCATCAATAATACAAAGGTGCGAACGTTTTGAGGTTACAGCACCTTTCAAACCTGCGCAACAAACACTAAACTCTTCTTCACCAGTTGATCTAATACCTGCAAACTTCCAATCAATACTCCAGTATTCGTTAGAGTTAATCCCTTTGGCAATCTTAACCATTGGGAAGATTTCTTTATAGTGTTTATTCTCCTCAATAATGCGTTTAATGGCTGCACTTTTAGGACGTGCAACATCCACGGTATAAGAAATATAAAGAATCTTTAGCGGTTTTTTGTTCATTGCATGAACGCCAATTGACCATGCTGTAAATAAACCAAGAACTGTAGATTTTGCTGAGCCCCGTGGCGCCAGGATGTCTACGTTGGGACCAGCAATCCCGATCAAACACTCAGAGTCATCACCTGTGCACAGATTCTCATGCCATAAATGCATGTGATTAGCAGGCGGTTTTTCACCAACCACATCACAGAAGTAAGAAAAGTCAACACGTGCCCGTTCAACATCAATATCACTGGTCTTCCTAACTATCTGTTGTTTGGCACCAGCGCGAGCAGTCCGCCGGTAAACAGCGTAAAGGGATGTGTTTGCCATCCCCTTACCCTAACTCCCTACACTCAAGATTCTTCCGCCAGAATTTTGGTCCACACTGCCATCACAGCATCTTGGAGCGGACCTTCAATGGGATCATCTTTAAAGATCAGAACAATCTCACGCAATGCCCGATCAGCACCAGCAAGGATTAAACCTTGTTTATCGCCAACGTAGCGTTCATCTTGAATCTGTTTGATAGCACCACGCAGTTCTTTCTGGAGCATGGCAATACGGGCAGTGCCATTATCCTGTTTAACCATTCCCAGATCAATGGCCTGACGCAGTTTCTCTACGTCTTCCCTCATGCTGCCTACTTCAATCTCCAGGATTTGTTGGAGATTGGTTTTTTTAAATGTAGATTGTTGCCATTCATCACAATCCACAATGCTGCCTGTATACCCAAGGAAGCGGGCATATAGGTACATCTGAATCGGAGAACTATGTTTTTTACAGAAGGTAAGAAATGCTTCTTTCTCGTTAGGAGCTAAAGTTTCTAGCCAGTCAATCATACACGGAATGCAGCACGTGCTTGACTGTAATCCTTCTCTTCCTTATAACGGCGATAGAGTTCCTGTTGTAATTCAGTTTCGCGTTGTTCACGAGCCTGGCGACCAATAGTTTCGCGGGTTTCAATTCCACGGGTTTGTTCTAAGCCAGTTTCACCAGCAAAGCGCTCTCGCTGCGTCGCTCGTTCTTCAGTGCCAGTTAAACCAATCTGGCGCTCTTGGCCAGCAAGCAATTCACGTTGCGTTGAACGTTGTTCACGTCCGGTTGTTTCAATACCTAAACGTTCTTGCTCACCGCGCGCAACAGCAGTTAAACGTTCTTCTGTGCCAGTTAAACCAATCTGACGTTCTGCACTTTCAGATGCAACTCGTTGCGTTTCAATCTGACCACGCGCAGACTCAGTTGCTGCAAAACGTGTGGCGCCAGCAGACTGTTCAGCAGCATACTTAGTTGCATCTGCTTGTGCTTGAACACCTTGCAGATTGAACTCAGCAAGACGTTCATTTCCTGTATTTTCTAAGAACTGCTCATCAAGTCTGTACTGGCCTTCTAGTTCATTGAATGTTTCTGCTTGGCCTGCGCCAATCATATCGAAAATAGTATCAGCAATACCTTGAATATCCCCAAGATCGACAAAAGTACCAGCCTTCGTTTTAGTTATACCGGGTCCTTCTTTTTTATCTTTATCTTTTTCTTTTTTATCTTTATCTTTATCTTTTTCTTTTTTATCTTTATCTTTTTCTTTTTTATCTTTATCTTTTCCTTTCCCGG